GTGGGGGATTTTCAGGCCAAGGACGAGCTGGAAAAGGTCAAGAACATCACCCGCAACGACGTGATTGCCGCCTGGCGCATGAACCCCGCGCTGGCCGGCATCATCCCGGAAAATAGCGCCGGCTTTGGTGATATCGAGAAGATCGATCGGGTCTACACCAGCAACGAGATCCGGCCGATCTGTCAGCTGTTCAACCAGGTCAACGACTCGTTGCGCCAAGACAGGAATATTAGCTGGATAGAGTTGGCCGAAGCAGTTGATTCCACTGCATCCAGTGCGTAGTTAAGAGATTGCCACTATATATTGTGGCAAACTGGTGGCGATTGGCTGCCCTGGGGAGGGACACAATGCGAGTTGAATGCAAATGCGGACACAGAGGACGGATCGCTTCACGAGAGAAGCTATCCACGGAGTTCGCGAAGCTGTACTGCCAGTGCCTGGACGCAAAGTGCGGGCACACCTGGGTCGCGAATCTGACGTTTTCGCACACGTTGAGCCCATCGGCTCAGTCATTCGAAAGGATGTTGTTCGACCATTTGCGGGACTTGCCCAGGGCGAAACAGCGGGAGCTGTTTGAGCAGCTTGGGTCGCAGGCGGTGGCGTGAGGTGCAAACCGCCGACTCAAAGTTGTCGGCGATCGGTTACATGGAATGGGCGACTGGAGATCGGGAATATCAGCTGCTAGCCGGCCCTTTGGGATTGGTCGCGAGTACTTGGGATATCCGCCGAAGTTGAAGTTGCTCCTGCTCATTCAACAGGCGGTACGCCCGAATGAGACGACGTTCAATCTTGGTCAGGTTAATCCATTCGGACTCGATGGTTCCGACATTGCCAAGCTCGTCTTTCTTGCGATCCAACATGCTTACTGCTCCATAAAGTGCATTGCTGAATCGACGTTGACGGGGCCGGATCGGGCTTTAGTACAAGGGGGCGACGAATGCCGCACATGATTTATTACGAGTTAATTCCGATGACGGGCGGCGTCGTCGGCCATGGCTTGCAGGAAACGACGAATCGCCTCCTGGTCGAATGGGGTGATGCTTCTGTATTGCTTGATTAACTTCTCTTCTTCTGGAGAAAACAGTTGTCCAAGCGGCGTAGAACGCCGGCCAGTCAGCACAAACGCCGCATCTACACCGCATTCTTCAAGTGCCGACACATAGCGAAGGTCGAGCGAATTCGCCCCCAGTTCATAATTTTTTTGAGTCCCCCGACTCACCCCAAGAAGCGCTCCAAACTCTGTTTGACTTAGTCCTAAGCGCTCGCGCTCTTCCCTCAGGCGTTCACCGACTTGATCAGCTATGAGCATTTTTTTATTCACCACCATTGACTTGATCAATTTTTTGACCAAGAATCACCCCAGACAAACGTAAACAACCACAAACGAACAGAGCAACCACTATGCCCGCCACTGTTACGCCCGAGCAAGCCCGTGCTGATCTGGATCGCAGAGGAGTAAGTATTGCGGAATTCAGCCGCAAGTACGGCCTGAACAAAAATTTAGTCAGCGACCTATTGAACGGTCGGATCAAAGGTCGCCGTGGGGAGGCACATCGCGCCGCCGTACTACTCGGTATCAAAGACGGCGTGATCGAACAGTAATGGCACTGATCCACGGGGAAAAGCAGAACATGAAAAGCTCAGTTCTAAAGACACGTAGGGAAGTAGTCAGCGCAATCATCTGCAGCTACCCAGGTGGACGGGAATGCGCTGCAGCACGGATCGGCTTGGCATTGAAAAAGTTCGATAACCACGCTTACGAGAACAACAACAGCCGTCCGCTGACTGACGCCCAGCTCTACCAGTTGGAACAGGAAGCCGGCACTCAGCATTTGCCGAACTACGTGGCAGCGATGTACGGAGGTTTGTTCGTTCCGATCGCAGATCCAGAGACCTTGGACAATGTCGAGATGTACACCCTCTCGGTACACGTCGCAGCCAAACGCGGATGTGTTGACCAAGAAATTGCAAAGGCGTTGGCGGACGGCTGCATTTCCGAAATCGAAGCGGAACACATCCTCAATGCCCACAACCTGCACATGGCAGCACGTCACGCCGAAGTGTTGGCAGCCATCGACCTGTACCGCAACAAATCCGGGGGTGCTCAATGAACGATCTGCCTGCAGTACAGGAATACCAAGACGTGCTCAAAACCGCTGCACTCGCATTTCTGGAGCGCCATCAATGCGAGCACCTTGGCGACGATCAGCAGCTGTTTGACCGTGCAGTGCAGCACTTGGTCACCGATTACGACGTCTTAACGACGACCGCCGAAAAGCTTGTGCACCTGGCGTGCAGTGATATGTCAGCGATACGCGATCGGCAGCGTTTGGATGTGAACAGCAGCACCTCGACGCACACAGTCATCATCGATCCCGCCACCGGTAACGCCTGGGCTGTTCCTGTCAGCCTGATCTACGAACGCATTCTCAACGCACCGGACAACGGTCGTTTCCGCATAGCCGCACCGTAATACCCACCCACTGAATCGCCCGTCCCGCCGCTGTGGGTTTGGGTGAGCTGCGCCCGGAATAGAGGTTTGACGATGGAAAACGCCATGAACATCAACGCAAAACTGACACCAGATCAGGCCCAAGCGCTCTTGGCCAACCTGCGCGAGCAATACCGTCTCAGCCTCAATGACCTCTGGTACGCAGATCAGTACCGCCTGATTCCCGATGGCTTGCGCCACGGATCAATTCTCGCCAACAGCCCGGTGATGTCTGCTCAAAAGCACCTGATCGGCGCCCTAACCCAAAGCCTCGGCCTTAGCCTCAAGGCAGTGAAGTAATCATGAGAGACGATCTGCGTCACGACGTTCTGCAGCGCATCGAGTCCGAATTCGGCCTCAAACACCGTGCGCCCACCAACTACATGCGTGGGGGAACTTGTCCCAAGTGCAACAAAAAAGAGCTGTACACCCGTTTCGACAGTCCGTGGCAGCTGATTTGTGGTCGGCAGGAAAAGTGCGGCCACACGGTGCATGTGAAAGAGATCTACGACGACCTCTTTGAAGACTGGAGCAAGCGCGTTCCAGCTACTGAGAACGCCCCCACAGCGACTGCCCGTGCATACCTTGAATTTGCCCGCGGCTTCGATATTTCATTGATCGGCGGTTGGTTTACTCAGGAAACGTACTACTCCACCCAGCATGACGCGGGCAGTGCGACGGTACGCTTCGCCCTGGAGAAAGGCGGCTATTGGGAACGCCTGATCGACAAGCCGTCGCGCTTCGGCAAGATGAAGGCCCGCTTCAAACCGGGTGAGTCCTACAAAGGCTTTTGGTGGTCTCCGCCGTGCGTCGACGTGCTCGAGGCGAAAGAGATCTGGATTGTCGAGGGGATCTTCGATGCGCTTGCCCTGGTACACCACAACATTGCCGCCGTGTCGGCAATGTCCTCAAACGCCTTCCCTGCAGACTCGTTGCAAGCACTTGTAGCGGCTCGCCCAGGCAACCTGCCAAAGCTGGTTTGGGCGCTGGATAACGAACCTGGTGCACACGCTTATACCAAGCGCTGGGTCCGTATGGCCCGTGAGTTGGGATTCACCTGCGAAGCAGCCCAAATCCCAGAGCGGGATAACAAGAAGGTTGACTGGAACGATCTGCACCAGCGTTGGCAGTTCCTGGACGAAGGCGAGAAGCGAGATGCTCAGGTCGATAAAGACATCACCACTGCGCGGCATTACGGAGCCCTGCTGATCGCTGAAAACGCCACCGAGAAAGCACTGGTGATGTTCGATTGGAAACGCCGCAGCGAATTCCACTTGGAGTTCGGCAATCGCCTGTACTGGTTCAAGCTCGATCTGGAGAAGTACAACAAGGCGATTCAGGAACTCGAAGATAGCGATCACCACGACGACCAACAGCTGAACAATAAACAAATGCGGGCCAAGGCTATGCAGCAGTGTGGCGCGCTGCAGCGTATTGCCACCTGTAATCCGAAGGCCCTGTACTACCAGGAAAACAAGCTCACCGACGAGTCCTGGTACTACTTTCGGATCACGTTCGCCCACGACGCTGCACCGATCAAAAACACCTTCACCAGCTCGCAGATCGCCTCGTCTGCAGAGTTCAAGAAGCGCCTTCTCGGCATTGCCCCGGGCGGGATGTTCACTGGTACCACCCAGCAGCTGGACGCCTTCATTGAGGAGCAAACCGACGCCCTCAAAACCGTTCAGACCATTGACTTCACCGGCTACACCCGTGAGCACAGCGCGTACGTCTACGGCGACGTGGCGGTGCGCGATGGGAAAGTGTTCAAGCTGAACGAGGAGGATTTCTTCGACATGGACCGGCTGAGTATCAAGACCCTCAGCCAGTCGGTGATTCTCAACCTGAACACGGAGCTGGAGAAGTTCGACACCGAGTGGCTGGACATCATCTGGCAATGCTTCGGTGCCAAGGGCCTGGTCGCGCTTGCATTCTGGTTCGGTTCATTGTTCGCCGAGCAGATCCGGCAGCACCAGAAAAGCTACCCCTTCATGGAGATCATCGGTGAGCCAGGCGCCGGTAAGTCCACGCTGATCGAGTTCCTATGGAAGCTCTGCGGTCGCATCGACTACGAGGGTTTCGACCCAACCAAGGGCACCCCAGTTGCTCGAGCACGTAACTTCGCCCAGGTCGGCAATCTGCCAGTGGTGCTAATCGAATCGGAGCGGGAAAAGACCGATGGCAGCCAAACCAAACAGTACGACTGGGACGAACTGAAAACCGCCTACAACGGCCGAAGCGTCCGCTCCACCGGTGTGAAGAATAACGGCAACGACACCCGCGAGCCTCCTTTCCGAGGCGCTGTGGTCATCGGCCAGAACCATGCGGTGAACGCTTCCGAACCCATTCTGCAACGCCTGGTGCACATCGCCATGACGAAGGACGGCCAGACGCCGCAAACCAAATTGCTGGTGGAAAAGCTCGAGCGTATGCCGGTCGACCGCGTCAGTGGCTTCCTGGTCAAGTCCACCACGATGGAAAGCAAGGTAATGGAGACCGTCCGCGAGAAAGGGCCCAAATACGAACAGCAGTTGCTGGCTCTGCCCGAGATCCGCACCGTCCGGATCGCGAAGAATCACGCCCAGCTACACGCCCTAGTCGATGCTCTGGTTCACGTTGTCCCACTGAAAAAGCACCAGGTGGACGCGGCCCACGCCGAGATCCAGAGCATGGCCAAGGAACGCCAGCTGGCGATCAACGCTGATCACCCGATCGTCGTCGAGTTCTGGGAACTGTACGAGTACTTGAACAGCACTGCAGGCGGGCTCAACCACTCTCGCAATGACGGCCTGATCGCAGTGAACCTCAACGACTTCGCCAAGGAAGCCGCAGAGAAACGCCAGAAAGTCCCGGACCTGACTGAGCTCAAGCGCCACCTCAAAACAAGCAAGTGCCCCAAGTTCGTGGAGACCAACAGGAACGTCTGCTCGGCATGGGATACCGACGCCGCCGACAAACCGAAGACCGTGCGGTGCTGGATTTTCCAGGCTGCCTGATTACCACCAAGGGAGGAATCGCAGATGCAAGTTCAAGTGTTCATAGGCAATGCAGGCGACGGTAAGACCAGCAAGCTGCAGGAGATCCAAGACCAGTTGGTCGCGGCAAGGCACGTGGCCCCAATCATTCAAGCGGGTGCGTATGCCGAAGAGGGTCTGTTACAGATTTTGGATGTTCGAGCGGCAGGTGGGCAACGCGAGATCCTGGTGGATGACTGCAGCCGCTTGCAGATTTTGAAGGTTTTGGAATGGCGGTCATGCACTGAGGATGACCCGAATTTTGATGACCTGGTCATTCACCTGGTTCGCCAGAGCTGACCGGTTAATAGAAGTGATGTCGAGGAGTTGGCCTTCCCCGACACCAACCACCACTGAGGAGCAACACCATGCAAGCACGGCACCAAAGCAGCAGCGACTTGAAGGCTAACACACTGACCAATCAGAACACCCACTCAGCAAGGCATCTGATGGCTATCCGAATCGTCGGTACCGCCCTGTTTGATTACCAGGTGCGGAAAACACTCGATGCGAGGATCCGGCTTGAAAGCCTCGCCACCATGGCTCAAGAACTCGGCGACATCAGCGCGAACGAGGCCGCTGTTGTAGCCCAGCTATTGGCCAAACCATCTTCCATCGAAGGAGCAACACTATGAAAACGTTATTTGTCCTAATGGCCCAATACGATGGCCAAGTTGTGATTCCCTTGGATCGAGTTTGTAAGGACTATTTCACCCATCTCACCACAGATATGTTCCAACGCAAAGTGGGGGCCGGACAAATAAAAATCCCCATTACGCGCATGGAGCCGAGCCAAAAAAGCGCAAAGGGGATTCACATTACAGACCTTTCTGAATACCTGGATGCTCAGCGCGCCGCTGCCGTCAAAGAGAGCAATCAGCTGAATAGCGCACCACGCAGTAGCTAATTCATTTCAGCGTCCTGGCGCCCAATTTTATGGGCGCCTGTAGGATCTTGTCGTACCACTCCCATTTCGCATATATATCTCCTCGCCCCCGCAAATGGGTATAACGCCGCATTGAGTTCCAATCGCGATGCCCCGACACACTCGCTACTCGAGGAATATCCCAGTCCATTTCGAACAGCCGGCTAACGCCATCGTGGCGTAGGTCATGAAAGTGCAGGTCCTCAATGCCAACCATATGACAAGCTCGGGTCCAAGAAGCGGATACAGACTCCGCGCTGTACGGAAATATCTCAGGTAGCACCTTCGGCATGGTTTGCAGAATGGCCCACGCTTCCGGCGGCAAATGGCACCACACATTATTGCCAATTTTCTGACCGGGGTTTTTCATGTCACGCACCAACACTCGCTGGCCCTCCTCATCCAGATCCGCCCATTGAATCCGGGTGATTTCCTCCTGACGGCGTGTAGAGAACAACGCGAACCCAGTCATCTTGAGCATGTTGATCGAAGTTGGGCGACGGGCTTGGATACCTTGAAAGTGCTTCAGCAGCTTGTCCAACTCATCCAAAGTCGGGCGTCGATCGCGCTCACGACTTTTCATGTTGTACCCCAGCTTTTTCAATACCCTTCGAGCATCCGCCATCGCATGCGGCTCGACCTCATACCCCCAAGCGGGACGAGCAATCGAAAGCACCGCGCCAAGGTGTGCGAGATCGTTACCGGCTGTCTGCGGCTGAACGCCACCCCCCTCCTTATCCATACGCCAAAGCGCATACTCGACCAACAGCTGACTGTTGACGTCCTGGTCATTCAATTTACCCAGGTACGACTCACTGATTGCTTTGAGTGTGGCGAGCTTGGTCTTACCCAGCGGTCTGACCTTCTCCATTTCAGCCAGATAACGGTCAATCATTTCCTTGATCGTCGCGCCTTTGCGGTTTGCTCGCTCGATCGCTCCCGGCTGATCCAACTCCGATTCCCGTTTTCGAACCCAAGCCTGTGCGGCCTGTTTTCGGGCGAAGGTCTGGCTCTCTTGGTAAACTTGCGCACCATCGCGAGTCAGGCGTATCTGTGCCGTGTAACTGGTGCTGCCATCGGTGCGTTTCCGTGCTCTGATCGTGGCCAT